GTGACCGTCCCTCCCCCCCTCCGATCGTCCCGCCGCCCGCCAACCCTCCCAGCATCGCCGCATCGGTGCCTGTAGCGCCCTGTGACGGCTCAAACTGTGTCCGGTGCGCAAGGGGACCAGCCGACGCGTCTACGAGACTGTGGAGTACCGCAAGGCCCGCCGACTTCTGCTCGCCGGCAACCCACTGTGCGCCCATTGCGGCCGCCCGGCCACCGAAGCCGACCATCAGCCACCGTTGGCGATGCACCGCCACAGCGAAGGCGCCGGCTGCTGCCGTCTGGTCGCGTCATGTGCCCGTTGCGGACGTAGACAGGGCGGTGTGATCGCTACGTTGGGGTTGCGTCGCCCACCGCCCCCGGCCACGCCGTCAACGTCGGCGGCGGTGGTCGACGCCGTCGGCTTCGACGTCACCGACCCGGTGTGGGACGTGCCGTGGCTCGACGAGCTCCGGAACCTACCGCCAGAGGCGACATGGCCACGGCTGATGACGCAGCCACACCCGACGGCCACCGGAACCTACGGCGCCGAGATCGACGACGTCGCCGCCGAACGCGGCATCACGCTGCGCTGGTGGCAACGCCTGGCCGCCGCCCGCATCCTCGAACACGACGCCGGCGGCGCCCTGTGCTGGTCCGAAGCCGGCGTGTCGGTCGCCCGCCAGGTCGGCAAATCCTGGCTGCTGCGCGAGCTGGCCATGTGGCGCATCCGTCAAGGCGCCCGCTTCGGTGCCGCCCAGAACGTCATCCACACCGCCAAAGACACCGCCGTGTCGGTCGAAGTGCAGCGCCAGGCACGGCTGTGGGCCAGGGAGCATCCCGACCGGTTCAAGGTGCGCGAGGCCAACGGCTCCGAACACATCGAAGCACTCGCCGACCATTCACGCTGGCTGATCAAAGCGATCGGCGCACCCTACGGCTTCACCGCCTCGATGGCGATCGTCGACGAAGCGTGGGCGATCAAACCCGAAGACGTCGAAGAAGGCATCGTCCCCACCCTCGTCGAAGTCGCCTCCGGACAACTCCTGTTGGTATCGACCGCCCACCGCAAGGCACGCGGGACGATGATCAACCGCCGCAACCGCGTCGTCGCCGACCCGACCGCCGCCGGCCGCCTGCTGTGGCTCGAATGGTCGGCCCCCGCCGCCGCCGCCCTCGACGACCCCGCCGCCTGGCGGGCCGCCTCACCGCACTGGCATCGTCAACGATCCGAGATGATCGCCGACCGTTACGCCGCCGCGGCGGCCGGCGAAGCCACCGACGACCCCGACGAAGTCGACCCCGTCGAAGCGTTCGCCTCACAATGGCTGAACCGTTGGCCGGCGACGAAACGGCGCACCTCGAAATCCGAACCGCTCGTCGACCCCGGCGCCTGGACGGACTGTCACGGCGGCCTCACCGATGCCGCCGTCTCGGCGGTGATCGCCGTCGAGGACGACCGCGCCTCCGGTCTGGCCGGCGTCGCCGTCGTCGCCGCCGACGCCGCCGGCAACGTCGAAGTCGACGGCCGCGAGTTCGCCGGCTGGGAAGCGGCCTTCGCCAAAGCCGCCGAATGGGTCGGCCTGTTCCCCACGGTGCGCACCGTCGTCGGCGCCGGCCTGTACCGCTCGGTGCCCGCCGACTACCCCAACCGCGCCGCCGTCCGCACCCGTGGCAACGCCGAAGCCACCAGGGCGTTCGGCCTGTTCCGCGAGCTCGTCCGTGCCGGCCGCATCAACCACGACTCGACCGACCCGGCGCTCGACGCCGCCGTCACCCGTGCCCGTGTCTACGCCACCCCGGCCGGCGCCCTCCACCTCGTCGACAACGGCTCCCGCTCACTGGTCAAAGCGTTGATGTGGGCGCTCGACGCCGCCACCGAACCGGCACCGACACCAGCCATCCACTAGATGTAGACATGCCGGCCGGCTAACGGGCACAATATGTGGTCGGTGGCTGAGGGGAACACCAGGGCGTTGATCCCGAACGATGCGCCGGCGACGACCGCCGACCCGATCCCCACCGACGTCGACCCGGTCACCCCACCGGCGATCATCGAAGGCCCCGCCACCGCCGCCGACACCGGCATCATGTCGACACCGCCGCCACAGCCATGGGCCGGTTGGCCGCTCGAGTGGGCGACACCGAATTGGCATCGACACCTCGGTCACCTCACCGACATCGCCTGGTATTGCCTTGATCTGAACTCGTCGATCCTCGCCGCCATGCCGCCCTACCTGGTCGGTGCCGCCCCGTCGCTCGACGCCGCCTGGCTGGTCAACCCCGACCCGGACCGCTACAACGGCTGGTACGAGTTCGCCCGTCAACTGTTCTGGGACTTCCAGGGTTGCGGCGAAGCGATCGTCTACGCCACCGCCCGCTACCGCTCCGGCTGGCCGGCCCGCTTCCACCTGATCCCTCCCGCATTGGTCGATATCGAACTCGACGAAACGGGTCTGCGCCGCTACAGCTTGGGCGGCGCCGACATCACCGCCGACGTCTTGCACATCCCCTACCAGGCGACCACCCAGGACACCCGCGGGCACAGCGCGTTGGAAGTCGCCGCTGACCGGATGCTCGCCGCCAACCTGCTGGCCCGCTACCTGACGAACCTGATGTCGGCCGGTGCCGTGCCGACCACGGCACTGATCCACCCGGCCGAACTCACCGCCGAACAGTCCGCCGCCCTGCAAACCCAATGGGTCAACGCCCGCATGTCGGCGCTCGGCCTCCCCGCCGTCCTGTCCGGCGGCCTCGATTTCCGTTCGACCGGCATGTCACCGTCCGACCTCGCCCTCACCGACCTCGCCGCCTGGACCGAACAGAAAGTCGCCGTCGCCCTGCGCGTCCCCGCCTACCTCGTCGGCCTGCCACAGTCGTCGGACTCGCTCGTCTACAACACGGCGGCGATGACCGGCGACTTCCACTGGCGCGCCCATCTGCGCAACCTCGCCCGCCCGATCGTCGAAGCACTCTCCGGATGGGCGTTGCCGACCGGCACGACAATCGAACTGAACCGTGACGAATACGTCAAACCAGGACCGTTGGAGCGTGCCCAGACCCAGGCGATCTACCTCGACCACGACGTCCTGTCTAACGACGAAGTGCGCGAGATGGAACGGTTCGGTTCTGCCGCCCCATCCGAAACCCTCACGTCTGGAGTGCTGCAATGACCGTCATCGACCTCGACGTCGACGCCGCACCCGACACCGCCCAGTTCTACCGGGCGGCAACGATCGCCGAAGTGACGCCGTCACGCCGCGAGATCGCCGTCATCGCCGTCCCCTACAACGAAGACGCCGTCATCCATGAACCCGGCCGCATCTTCGTCGAGTCGTTCGACCCGAAGGCGTTCGCCGGCGTGCAACGTCGCATCACCGGCCGCTCGAAAGTGACCGTCAACCGTGAACATGACGCCGCCCGCACCGTCGGCAAAGTCATCGCCCTCGAACCCAACCACCGTGACGGCCTGCACGCCACCTTGCGGTTGACCAAAGGGACGGCGTTGGCCGACGAGACGTTGACACTGGCCGCCGACGACGTGTTAGGCGCCTCGGTGTCGTTCTCGCCGATGGTCGACGGCACCGAATGGTCGCCCGACCGGTCACGTTGCCGGGTCACCCGCGCCTATCTGCATCACATCGCCCTCGTCCCCGAACCCGCCTACGAAGGCGCCACCGTCGTCGCCGTCCGCCACGACGGCGCCATCGTCGCCGTGTCGGCGACACCGTGGCTCGACCGGGTGCGCGCCGAACGGTTCGCCGCCCGCTACGGTGTCGAATTGACGCCGTAGGCGCTACCGCCCGATAGGCGCCGGCAGGGTCCGGTTCGGGCGTTTGCGGGCACCCGCGACGCACATGCGTAAACCCGTGTGATGTGGAGGTGACCCGCGATGCCTGCCGACCTGTTGGCCGTCGACCTGCAAGAACAGCTCGACCGTCAGACGATGATCATGGACGAAGTATTCCGCCGCGCCGAAGCGGAGGGACGCGACCCCAACGAAGCCGAACAGAAGATGTATGCCGACGCCGTCGCCGCGATGGAAGCGCTGCAACCCAAGTTCGACCTGTACACCCGGTCACTGGAGGTGACCAACCAGTCACGGGCGAAAGCCGCGCAGCTCGCCGCGGCGATCCGCGCCCAGGACCGCCCCAACCAGGCTGCCGCCGAATACCGTTCGGCCGGCGCCTACGTCTTCGACTGTGTCCGCTCGATACGTGGTGACCGTGGCGCGGCGGACCGGCTCGACGTCTACAACCGGGTCGCCGCCCATCAGACGACGACGAACGCCGCCGGCATCGTGCCGACACCGATCGTCGGTGACCTGATCAACTTCATTGACACCGCCCGACCGCTCGTGTCGGCGCTCGGCCCCCGCCCACTGGAAGGCGGCCCGAACTTCTGGCGGCCCCGTGTCACCACCCACACCACCGTCGGCAAACAGACCGCCGAGAAAGCGGAGTTCTCCTCGCAGGCGATGGTCATCGACAAGTTGACCGGCACCGTCGACACCTACGGCGGCTACGTCAACGTCTCCCGCCAACTGATCGACTGGTCGACCCCGGCGGCAATGGACATCATCACCCAGGATCTCGCCGGCGTCTACGCCCAGAACACCGAACTGAACGCCTGCATCACGTTCCAGACGGCGGCCACCGCCGGCACCGTCCTGCCGACCGGCACGAACACCGCCGACGCCGTCGCCGCCGCGGTGTGGGCCGCCGTCGGCGCCATCTACGGCACCGTCAAAGGTGTCGGCCGGATCATCGGGGTCGCCTCCCCGGCGATGCTCGGCTTCGTCGGCCCGGCGTTCGCCCCGATCAACCCGACTAACGCCCAAGGCCAAGGCTTCCAGTCGGTCAACTTCGGGTCCGGTCTGATGGGGTCGATCGGCGGCGTGCCGATCTATGTGTCACCCGGTGTCACCGGCAACACGCTGCTGGTGATGTCGTCGGCGGCCGCGGAGGTGTACGACCAGACCGTCGGTCTGCTCTCGGTCACCGAACCGTCTGTCGGTGGTGTCCAGGTCGCCTATATGGGCTACTTCTCGCCGCTCGTCGTCGCCGCCGGCGGAATCATCAAGATCACCAAGACGCCATGAGCGACGCGCAGTCCGAACCTGATGACGAACCGGCGGCGCCGGAACCGGAACCGCAAGCGGGGACGGGCGGCGAAGTCATCGACTCGCCGACGGTCAACGCCTACGTCGTCGGTGTCACGATCACCGAAGGTGACGCCCCGGAAGGCGCCGAAGGGTAGACGGCTGTGAGCGACGTGACCGTCACCGCACCCGACCAGACCGTCTGGTGGGATGTCGACGTCACCGTCGCCGACGTCCTCGAACAACTGCGTCTGACATCGGGTGACGTCGACGTCGACCGGATCACCGAACTGGTGCCGGCCGCCGGCTACGCCATCAACACCTACCTGGACCGCACCGAACCGTTGCCGGCGGCGCCGTTGACCCCTGCAGCGGTGCAGGCGGCGCTCGACCAGATCGTCGTCGAGCTGTATCGCCGCAAGGACGCCGGGGTCGGCAACCCCACCGACTACACCGTCGCCGCCGTGGTCGCCCGTTTCGCCGGCGGTGACGTGCTGGCCGACGTCCGCGCCCAACTGCAACCGTTCAAGCAACGTTGGGGCATCGGCTGATGAACGCCGCGGCGCAGATGCGGACCGACATCGTCGCCGCCCTCGCCGACGTGCTGCCGGGCCGGGTGCAGCCGTATCGGCCGGCACCGTTGGCCGCCGCCGTCGCCCCCGCCTACTGGGTCGACGACCATGGTGGTGAGTGGCGCATCCTGGCCGGCGCCGCCGGCGTGCAAACCTGGTTCGTCGTCGCCCCCGTCGCCTTCGTCGTCGACGGCGCCAACCACGCCGCCCAGGCGATGTATGACGAGCTGTGCTGCAAAGGGTTCGACGCCTTGACGGCCGCCGGCTTCGACATCGACACGTGGGTGGCGGCGACGTTCGCCGTCGACGCCGACACGACGTTGCGTGGCGCCACGATCACCGTCGCCCGCCCGATGTTCACCCCAACCTTGTGCCCACCAGACCCCGCCGAAGCGGCGGAAATCCCACCTGTCCCCGTAGGAGTGTGACCCAATGGCCGACGCCTTGTCGTTCAAGATCGAAAACGGTGTGTTCGCCCTCGCCGTCGTCGACACCGCCGAAGTCGGCTACGCCGACGACTGGCAGGCACCGGCCGGTAAATCGGTCGATCAGGCGGTGCTCGCCGACTACGAAGCCGCGGCGGCCCAATGGTCGTGTCAGATCCAGACGGCGACGATCGACGCCACCGCCCAGACGAATGATGAGACGGTCGACGCCACGTGGTGTGCCGCATCCAAGACGGTGCCCAACCCCGGTGAAACGTCGTTCGCCATCAACGGCACATTCGTCGCCGACACCCACGTCCAGACCGGTCTGTGGGCGTTCCTGTACGCCAACGACACGAAGGAGGCGTATTTCCTGATGGGGTTGAACGGGGAGGCGTCGCCGCCGAAGGCGATCGGCCGGGTCCGGGTCACCGCCTCGAGCTTCGGTGGTGCCGGCCGTGTCACGTTGACCGCCACACTCAACGGTCTGCCCCTGTCACGGCGTTATGACGCCTGGGTCGGCCAGGCGCCGCCAGGGTTGATCATCGAAGGCAACGCGGCCGCCGTCATGGCCGCCGCCGCCTCGTCGCCGACGTCGCCGCCGGTGGAGTCGGAAGCCGCCTAGCGGTGTGGAAGTCACCGTCAAGGCGAAAGGGGTCACGCTCGCTGCGGTGACCGAACAGGTCACCCGTGACCTGCGCACCGCCAACAAGACGATCGCCGGCCGCATCGGCAAGGCCGGCCGGGCGGCGATCGCCAACGGTGCCCCGAGAATGTATGGCCGCAGACTGGCGGTGAAGGTGACGAACCATGTGACACCGACGTCGGTGCTCGTCGAGTTCGACCCGGCGAAACGTAACGCCGGCCTGTGGGCGATCGCCGAAGCCGGTGCCCGCCCCCATGACATCGCCCCGAAACGGGGACGGGTCGGCCGCAACGGACGACCCGCGGCGCTGCGTCTGCTCGCCGACTTCTACGCCGCCGACGTCGCCCATCCGGGCACATCGGGGTCGAAGGCGTGGACGAAGGCGGTCGACCGTCTCGACGACGCCACCCAACGGTTGATCGAGGCCGGCTATGCGGAGGCTGTCGGTGCCTGAACGCCAGATTCACTACGAGATCGACATCGACACGTCGGGCGCGGTGCGGGAGCTGCGGCGCATGGGGCAGGAGTCGAAACGAGCGGCCCGCGAGCTCGGCGACGCCTTTGAAGACAGCGCGTCGGCCGGCGACAAGGCCCGCCAGGCGATCATCGAAGTGGCCACCGCCGCCGACCGCGAGCTGCGCGAGTCGGCGGCCGCCGCCGAAGCCCTCGCCCAGGCCCTCGGCCCGGAGTTGACGGCCCGCGCCAACGTCGACGAACTGGTCGCCGACCTCAACCGCATGGGAGTGTCCTTCGAGGACATCCGCGGTGAAGCCGACCAGTTCGCCGCCACACTTCGCCAGGTCGACGGCGTCCGCCTGCAACAGGTCAACGACGGGTTGGACACGACGAAAACCCGGATGGGTGAAGTGCGCGACTCGTCTGATCAGACCCGGTCGGTGATGGCCAACATGGCCGGCAACGTCGCCCAGGACTTGGGCGCCGTCGGCGGTGTCGCCGGCTCGCTCGGTGTCGGGTTGGGCCAGCTCGCCGAATACGCCACCGAAGGCAACATCTCACTGGCCCAGTTGGGCAAGTTGGCCGGCCCGCTCGCCGGCCTGACAGCGTTGGGTTTCGGGGTCCAGACGGTGACGAAGGGGTTGGCCGACCTGCGCGCCGCCCAGGACGCCTACACCCAACAACAGGTCGACTTCAACACCGCCGTCGACGAGTCCGGCTCGGTCGTCGAAACGTTGAACGAGATGTTGGCCGACAACCAGACGCTGCTGAGTCGACCGGAACTGAACTGGTGGCAGAGCCTGTTGAACGACGTGCCGTTCGTCGGCCGGGCGATCGACGAAGTCGCCGTCGCCACCACCGGTCTGGTCGGGGCGATGGGTGACGCCGGTATCACCGCCGAACAATGGGTCGAAGCGATACGGGTCGACGTCCCCGGCGGCATCGACCGCTTCTTGGCGTTGACCAAACAGATTGACGCCGCGTTGGCTTCCGGCAAGATCACCACCGAACAGTTCGACCTGTTGAACGAACAGCTGGGTCTCTATGGCTCATTGACGGCCGGGGCGGCGGCCGGCACCGACGTGTTCGTCACATCGGTTACCGGCATGTCCAAGGCGATCCAGACGTCACGGCAAGAAGCCCGCGACACCGAAGCCGCCTGGAAGACATTGATCGAGTTGCAGGAGACCGGCGGCATCCGCACCCAAGAGGCCGCCGACGCCTGGAACGTGCTGCGCGACAACTTGCAGCTGTCCAACGACGAGCTGGCAGAGATGTTCCGGCAACGCTACGACGAACATCTCGCCGCCCAAGCCGAAGCCGCCCAAGCCGCCGCCCAGGCGTTCGCCGACTACCGCAACGTCCTGTCGTCGTCGGAATGGGACGCCGCCGCGTTCACCGCCGGCACCACCGCCATCGAAGGATTCTTCGACACCGTGCTGGGCCGGCAGCGTGTCCTCGCCGACACCGAGGAGGCGTTTGACGGGGTCGCCGCGGCGGTCGACGAAGCCGGCACCGTGCTGATCGACCTGACCACCGGCGAAGGTCGCAACACGTTCCAAGCCTTGGAGGAATTGGGTGCCGCGGTAGTGCCCGAGATCGCCAAAGCGTTCGCCGACGCCGACGGCGACCTCGAACAGTTCCAGCGCAACATGGACGACGTCGGGCAACGCACGATCACCGGTCTGATGGCTTCGTTCATGGATCTCGGCGACAGCGAGCAGGAGGCCCGCGACAAGGCCAACACGTTGATGATCGAACTGGGGTTGATCCCGTCGGAAGTGGAGACGATCTACAACCTGGCCGGCATCGAAGAAGCCAAACTGAAGCTCGATCTGTTGTCCGGGTCGATCGACGCGTTGCCCGACAACGTACGGACCACCGTCACCCAGCAGATCATCGAGGGTGACTATGTCGGCGCGTTGAACACCATCCAGGCCTACTACGACCGTCACCCGGCCGAAGTCACCGTCGACGCCAACATCGACAAGGCACTGGAAGCGATCCGCCGACTACAGACGATCGCCCGCCTCGCCAACATCGTCGTCTCCGTCGGCTCACAAAGCCGCTCGGCGTCGGCCGGGGCGCCGGCAACCGGGTCGGTCGGCGTGGCGCGCACCGCCACGGCGACGACGTCCGGTGGTGGTGGCGGCGGTGTTGCCCTGGCCGCCGCCCCGCCGGTCATCCGCAACTATCACGTGACGGTGCAAGCCGCCGTCGTCGGCAACCGCTACGACGTGCAACGTGCCGTCACCCGCGCCCTACGCAACGCCGAACGGTTGGGGGCCGCCTGATGGCGTCGCGTCCACTGTTGACGGCGCCATCGGTGACCCCGGTCGCCCAGGTTGCCGTCGGTGACGCCGATGTCGCCGTCGGCCAGGCCCGCTACGACCAGGCCCACTACGACGTCTACCCCGAAGCCACCTACAGCGGTGTCGACGCCTTGTTCTCCGACACGTCATGCACCGTCATCGAAGCCCACTCCTATAGCGGCCGGCAACGAGCCTTCGAACGTTTCGACATCGGCACCGTCACGTTGACCGTCGCCAACGACGACGGCGCCTGGGACTATCCGCCGGCCGACGGCACTGACAACCCGTTGACGTTGCGGCCGGGCCGCCAGATCCGCGTTGGTGTCGTCATCGCCGGTGTGCCGGCACCGCTGTGGCTGTGGCGTGGTTGGATCGACGCCACCCGACCCGACTACCGGCCCGGTGTCGGCGACGTCGTCACCGTCGAAGCCGTCGACGCCAAAGGTGAAGCGGGCCGCACCGAAGTCGGCCGGCTGACCGCGGCGGTCGGCGCCGGTGAAACGGCGACGGCACGGGTCGCCCGCATCGCCGACTACGCCGTCGTCCCCGCCCATCGCCGCCTGTTCGACGACACCGGTATCACCCTGTTGGGCACCCAACTGGGTGGGCGGGCAACGAACCTGTTCGACGCCGCCGCCGACTCGTCGGGTGGTGCCGTGTTCGGCGACGCCAACGGCTTCTTGGTCTACCGGCACCGTGACTGGCTGTCGTGGCCGGCCGCCGCCACCGCCGACGTGTCGATCGGCAACCGACCGGGCGATACGGCCTGCCCGTCGGAATGGGAAATCGCCTTCGCCCGTGCCGACTTCGCCACCCGTGTCGTCTACGGCCGCTCAGGCGAAGACCCCTACACCATCGACGACGCCATCAACCAGGCCCGCTACGGCGTCGAGACGTACACCGTCAACAACTTGGAGACGGCCACGTTGGCGACGCTGCACGAATTGGGGCAACGCCTGGCCCGGGCCCGCAGCTTCGACCGGGCACCCCGTGTCGCCGCCGTCACGTTGAACGCCGCCGACCCCGGTGCCCGTGACGTGATGGCGGCGGTGTCGCCGTTCCTGCCGACGTTGGCGTCGGTCGGGCTCGTCGAAGACGACGGCCGCACCGTGTTCACCCGGATGGCCTACGTCACCGCCGTCGAACACACGATCACCGCCCAGGCGTGGACGGCCCGCATCGCCCTGGACGACGCCTGGCCGTACATGCAACAGTCCGACGCCCGTTACGACGTCGCCCTCTACGACGTGGACCGCTATGCCCGCGCCGTCTGACCCCCAGGAGTGTGCGCCATGGCGCTGAACCCGGCCCTGCCAGTTGTCGCCCCGAACGAGCTGATCACGTCGACGCACATGAACAACGTGCGGGCCAACCTGGACCGGCTCGACACGACGAAACTGGCGTTGAGCGGGGCGACCGACCAGACCGTCGTCGGCAACGTCACGACGACCGGGGCGATCTACACGGGCAACGTGCCGACCGCCTCCAACGACGGCTGCCAGGTACGTGCCGACGGCAACATCTGGTCCGTCGTCGTCGGCGGCGGCGCCAACCCAGCAGCGTTGCCCAACCTGGCGTTGACCCGGACGAACTCACCGGCGATGGACGGCGGCGGTGTGTTCGCCTCGTTCCGACGCACATCGGCCGACACGGTGATCGGCACGATCACGATCGCCACCGCCACCACCGTCGCCTACAACCAGTCGTCGGACCCCCGCCTCAAACATCGTGACGGTGACGCCGCCGACGCCGCCGCAATGGTGCAAGACTTGGGTCACGCCGCCTTCCGTGGCCGCTGGCTCGACGACGACGGCGAACCGGCCGGCGAAGAATGGGTGCTGCTGTCATCGCACGACATCGAAGATGTCGCCCCGTTCGCCGTCACCGGTGCCCGTGACGCCGTCACCGACACCGGCGGCATCGACCCACAACAGGTCAACTATCCCGCCCTGGTGCCGCTGCTGTGCGCGGCGCTGGCCAACGCCTTGGACCGCCTCGACCAACTGGAAGGAACCCGATGACAGACACACCCGACACACCAGACCCCGACACCGGCGACGACGGCGCCGACACCGACGCGACGTTCGGGGACGACGACGGCGCCGACGACACGTTCGACGCCTCCGACGACGCCGGCTAGGTGTCCGGCACCTATCTCGTCTGGTTGGCCGACGTCCTACGCTCGGCCGGCCTGAGCGTCGTCGAATACGACAACTGGCAGACCCGCGCCCGGTCGTCCGGCGGCTACGCCTCCGGGCGGCCGGTGTGCGTCATGTGGCACCACACCGCCTCGGCGACGACCCCGGCGAATGATGCCGCCTACATGTGCGAGACGTCGGATTCGCGGCCGATCGCCAACCTGCTCGTCGCCCGTGACGGCGCCGTGTGGGTGCTCGCCGCCGGCGCCACGAACACCAACGGCAAAGGCCGCTCGATGACGTTCTCACGTGGCACCGTGCCGGCCGACTCGATGAACACGTGGGCGGTCGGCATGGAGATCGCCAACGGCGGAAACGACGACCCGTTCCCCGCCGTCCAGATCGACGCCTGCTTCGACGCGTCGAACGCGATCAACGCCCATCTGGGCAACCTGGCCACCGACGTTGCCGGCCACGTCGACTACGCCCCGGACCGCAAGATCGACCCGAACAACTGCGCCAGCGTGCAAGGCCCCTGGCAACCAGGCTCGAACGGCACCAGCGCCGCCAGTTGGCGGCTCGACGACCTGCGCGCCGAATGTGACCGCCGGGCACAACAGGAGGAAACCGAAGTGATCACCGAAGACGACGTCGAACGAATCGCCGCCGCCGTATGGCGCCAAACGATGCTGTTCAGACCGACGAACAAACAGATGGACGCCCAAGACCTGCTCGAAACCACCGCCCACTACGCCTGTAACGCCGACATGCAAACCCGCGAATGACGCCACGCGACGACGACCACTGGGCCAAAGATTGGGTGGCACTCATCCTGGCGGTCGGCATCGCCACCGCGCTGAACGTCATCGTGCTGGCCGTGCTGTGGACCGCCGTCACTGGAGAGTCCGACGTCGATGGCGGACTATCGGAGAACGCCACCCAGATCCTCACCGGCGCGTTCGGCGGCATCGTCGGAGTACTGGGCGCGTTTCTCGGCTACCGCGCCGGCCTGTCCCGCGCCGGCCGTCAACCATCAACCACGGAGGAAACCGATGACACTCGCTGAGATCTTCACCGCCGAAGCCGATTGGGCCGACGTGTTCTTCCTTGTCGCCGTGATCGCCGCCGTGATCTCGGCGGTCGGATCGTTCGGCACCAACCAACTGTCCAAACACGCCGGCTGGCTACTGGCGGTAGCGGTCGCTAGCGCGGCGTTCGGTCTGCTGCTGCTCTAACCGGCCAGCTCGGCCAACGTCGCCCGCCGCTGCCGCGACAGAACGGCGAGACGGCGCACCGCGGCAACATCGGCCGGCGACCAACCACGCCGTGTGCCCTGGCCGGCCGCATCGCTGATCGACGGCGCAACCAACCCGGCACGACACCAGTAATCCAACTGGCGATACGTGACACCGGCCGCCGCGCACACCTGGGTCGACGACATCACGCCGACCCGCTCACGGGACATATCCACAAGCTAGACGACGCCGCCGACGATCTGCGTGAACATGCGCTAGCCCTCGGTGATCCGTTCCAGTAGCGCTAGCTCATCCTCGCTAATCGGGATCGACAGGTCAAAGGTCAGATGCTGGCCGCCGCCCTCCCATTGGTCGGCACCGAAGAACATGTAGCCCGCTTCGGCGTCGAGCAACCGACGCATGATGTGCGCGAGAGCGACATTGTCGTGATCAGTCTGTCTGAACATGCACTCTCCCTGATCGGCGGACGTTACCGGTGGTCATAGATGGCGGCGACGACGGCCAGGGCGCCACCGACGACGGCCAACGCCACCGTCGCCGCATAGTTGCGGGCCGGATCGTCGACGTCGGTACCGGCCGCCCACATGAACGCCGCAGCGACCCAGGCGGCGACGGCGAACAGGTAGATGCCGATCGGCGCCGCTGAACGCGGTGCCGGTTCATCGTGTTGGAATGGTTCATGCATTCGATCCTCCGATCGAGTCAGGCGGCTGGAAGCCGCAGAGCGCGGGATGCCGCGGCGGTGCGGCCGGGGATGACCGCGGTGTAGATCTGGGTGGTTGACACCGATGCGTGGCCCAACAGGTCACGGACGGCTAACAGGTCGCCGCAGTAGGCCAGGGCGACGGTGGCGCACCGGTGCCGTAGCTGGTGGGCGCGCACCGAGAGGCCGCGTGCCGCGGCCGCTCGAGCGATCCGTTGCGATACCCGTGCCGGTGACAGACGCCGGCCGGTGGGGCCGACGAACACGGCGCCGTGACGCCGACCGCCGGACACCGCTACCGCCCGTAACGCCGCGGCGACATCGTCGGACATGTCGATGAGGCGTTCCCTCGATCCTTTGCCGTTGACGATGACGGTGCCGGCCGACAGGTCGACGTCGCCCCAGTCCAACCGGGAGCATTCGATGCAGCGCAGTCCGCAACAGGCCATCAATGCCACGATCGCCCGCAGATCGACGTCGGCACCGGCGAGTAGTCGGGCGATGTCACGTTCGGTTGCCGGCCGTGGCAGACGGTGGGGGACACCGGGACGGTCGACGAGCTCGGTCGGGTCGACGTCGACGACCCCGTCGCGGCGCAGCCATCGGTAGAAGCCGCGCAAAGCGACGAGATAGTTGCGGGCGGTGCCGGCCGACACGTCACGGCCGACCAACCACGCCTCGACGTCACGGTGGTCGACGGCGCCGATGTCGGCCACCGTGGCGGTCCAGTCGCGGGCGATGGCGAGACACGTCCAGCGGAACCCTTTGGCGAAGTGGCGGGCGACCAGATAGCGCTGGTAGGCACCGAAATCCGGTCGCACCGCGTCCCCGGCGCGGTGTGCCATAATGCCGCCATGGTAGTTAAGTCTAGCCCACCGGCGGAAAATGGCGGTAAAGTTACATGGGTGGAATTTGCGCCGCCGCCGGAAACACTGCTGAACACCGCCCAGGTCTGTCAGATGCTCGGCATCACCAAACCGACCCTGTACAAGTGGATGCAGCTCGGCTTGCCGTCACACAAGCCGTTGCACCGCCGTGTGTTCGTGCCGTCCGAGGTCATGGCCTGGGTGAAAGGTCGATGCATTGACACCGCGCCTGGTAACGGCGAGGCAGTCCAGTGAGGATCGACGACTACTGCCACCACGTCATCACCTCGACGAAGCTGGCCGCAACCGCGCAAGCCGTGCTGTGGGCGATCGCCTATCACGTCAACCGCAAGACCGGCGAGACGTTCGTCGCCTTGCCGACCATCGCGGAGGAAACAAACATCGCGGCGCGACGCGTTCGCCACCACGCCGGCGAGCTGGCGGCCGCCGGTGTGTTCCACGTCCAGCATCGGCCCGGCCGGACGTCGATCTACCGTTTTCCACTCCATCCGGCGTTATCCACACCCTCACCGCCAGAGACCGCGGTCGCTGGGGACAAGTCCTACCGTGAGAAGCCGGGGGGGGTACCGCCAGAGACCGCGGACCCCTACCGTGAGAAGCCCACTAACCAAGTACCTAACCAAGTACATAACCGCGCCGCGATCGACTCAACGGCTGTCGACCCGACCCCGGCATGGTTCTCCGAACGCCGCGAGCGGATGCGGGGAGCATCGTGATCGAGGATCGCTTCGCTGACGTCATCGACGCGTCACGCCGTGTCGCGTGGGCAAAGTTCTACGCCGAGCGGGATTTCAACTCCAAGCTGCTTGCCGACCTCCAGGTGCTCGCCGGACTGATACTCAACGCTGCAGCATTCGACGACGTTCGACTGTGGGCGCTGATCGTCGAACATCTCTACGGGCAAGCCACCCCCGAGCAGACCGAACGCGCCCTGCTATGGGCACACCGTCGCTACTCGATCCGTGAAGCCGATGAACGAGACGAACTGTGATCGAGCTGCTGATCATCGTTGCCGCCGCGTTCGTCATCATCGGTGTCGTCATCGAAGTGGTGCAGGCGATCGAACACCGCGACGATCAAGCCGAAGAAGAAGCACGGCGTGCCGGCCATCTCCGCAACGAACTGGACCGCCAGCCGTGAACATCGTACGGCCGGGACAATGCTGGCGGGATCGGGTCACGCACACACCGGTCACAGTCCTGTTCGTCAACGACGTCGTCGTCGACGTCATCGACCACGCCGAACAGGACGACCGTGACGGCACCGGCTGGTCACGGCAACGCCTCCCCCGCGCCACGTTCATTCACGAATACGAACTGGACGTGAACGGCTGATGCCGGTGCATCTCACCGCGGCGCAGGCCCGCCGGCTCGGCATCGACAACCGGGGGGTGCCGGTGCCGGCCGACGATGACGGGGAGCGGCGACCATCCCGCCGGCGCCGCTCCCCGTACCACACGACCTGTCACGACTGCGGCGAACACTTCACCACCGAAGCCGCAGAGTCGCGACATCTCGCCGCCACCCGCCACACCTGCTACCAACTGGTGCTCGACCTCGACACATCCGCGTGACTGACGGCGCCGACGCGACCCCCGGTTCTTTTAGGGGACCCGTACAGCCCCCCAGTGACCGTCCCT